TGGAACTAGTTTATCCTCATGTTCGCGTTGAATTCTGCCAACAATTTGTTCTAGTAAACTATCATTTGCAATAGGAACTGCCAAGATAACGCAACTAAGTGAATTTATTGAGATGCCTTCACTAAAAATCTGCCTGCTGCCAGCAATGCACATTTTTTCTTTTGTGAGTAATTGCTGTTTGATTTGTTGACGTTGTTCAAAATTGGTTTCACCAGTAACCAACACGCACGTTTCTCCAACATATTCTTTTACCTTTTGTAAGAATCCAACTCTATCTGCAATAACTAAAACCTGGTATCCAAGTGCAACTTGAATTTTTGCTAATTCAGCAATAAATGCTTGATAGTCTTCATCTTCTGTAAGATGATTGATTTTTTCTACCCAAGTTGCTCCAGGTTTTAAGGTAATGCCTGTTTGTATTAGTTTAACTTCAGGATTTAGTGTATGAGATTGTGGAGGCTTATATATTTTACTGCCAAAAAAATCAGCAAACATTATGTGCTTGCCGTCTTTTCTGATCATAGTGCCACTAAGTGCTATTCTATAACGAGCATGAAAATCATCTATTAATTGTGAAAACGTACTAGCAGGGCAGTGATGTGCTTCATCTAAAATAATAGTACCAAATTCTTTAGCCAATTTTGCACTATATTTTACTAGTGTTTGAACATTAGCTACTGTAATAGCATGATCTTCCCAGGCCATGCTGCCGCCGCCAATAACACCTGCTGGCATACCAAATAGTGTTTGTACTTCTTCACGCCACTGATCTCGTAGGGCAGTAGTATGTGTAACTACTAGTGTTTTTTGTCCTAGTTTTTTAGCTACGTGTAGTGCAGTAAAAGTTTTGCCCCAACCTACTAGTGCGTTAATAAAGCAAGTATCCTGAATTTCGTCATAAACTACCTGCTGTGTGTCGCGCAGCGCAAATTTAGGGTCAGGAAAAGGTACTGATACTTGTGTACGTTTATCTACAATTTCATAACCACTAGGTATTAAGTCTAATCTGCCTTGTGGTAAACTTAGGATATTTTTAGGCAATATTTTGTAGTTTTTTATAGTTTCTACTGTACTAAACTGCTTGCTGCCTGTGTCCTTATGAATTTTATAAGTAAGCGTTTTTATAATCTGCTTGGTTTCTTCTACACCAGGATTATCTAAGTAGATTCTGTTAGAGATAATTGCTTTAGCCACTATACTAACCTATGCGTTGTTTTAAATGCTTCATTGTAAAATCCATATAATACATAACCCAATCCCCAACGTAGTATACCAGCGTAGTATTGATCTGGTTTAGGTGCATACATACACTTAAACCGCTGCGGTAGACCTTGCACTTCTATGACCGCGCCCATACCATCAAGCGGCAAAACTTTTGTGATCTTGTGCGCAGCCAGCTTGGCGCGACTAGATTTTCTGTACTGAAACACCTTGCCAGTGTTATCAATAAACCACGTAGTTTGTTTGGCTATTTTAATTAAATCACCTAAAAAGTAGAGTGCTTGACGTATAGGAAAAAGCCTAGCACCTACTATTGCTAATCTGCGCAAACCTAAGGTTGCTCCTTGCACAGATTTATCGTCTACAATGCGTAGGCCTATTTTAGTTTCTAGTGACTCCTTGTCTACATACTCTTTTGAGTAGTAGACAAGGTTGTTTTCTATAGTAGGCTTATGTTCGCCTAATCTAAACACGGGCCAGCTTATCTCCAGTAAGTTCATACTGCACCTCAAAATCTCCAAAACTATAGTCATCGCCTATGTCTTGGTCAACACCAATAGGTGTGCCCTGAATACTACAACCGTGATCGTGCTGAGTATTTAGTTTAAGTATTTGGCAATAATCATTAACGTGTTCGGCTTTTACTACAGCTACAATAGAGTCGTGCACAAGCATAAAGATTTTTGCATCCAAGCCTTCTTGTACAATATGTCTAGCAGTTCGCATAGCACCAAGCAAATTAACATCACTAGCTAGTGACTGTACTTCAGCATTAATACCGCTACGTACCTCATGTGCAGCAATACCTTTATCACTGCTAAACACATTAGGCAGCCTGCGCTTTCTACCAAAAAAGCTGTAAGTAAAGCCATTTTGTTCAATAAAACTCTTGCGCTCATCTAGCCAGTGTTTTAGTCTGTTAAATTTGCCAAAGTAGGCTTTAATATCTTCACGAGCTTGTTCTACTGGGTATAACTCACCAGTTGCTTTACTCACAGTTTGCGAAACTTTATTAGCACCGCTACCATATAGAATACCAAAACTAATTGCCTTTGCACTTTGACGCATACTGCCGTACTCTTTTTTAACTGCTTCCACAGGACACGGCAAATTAAATACCATTTTAGCAATTGTTGAGTGAAAGTCTCCGCCGCTTGAAAATACTTGTTGTAGATTTTTATCACCACTGAGTACCGCAGCATAATACATTTCTGCAGTAGCTAAGTCTTGTGAAACTATTTTGTATCCAGCTGGTGCACGGATACATCCTTTAATGATTGAATTGTCGCGTGGAATCTGCTGAGCGTTAAATTTGCCACTACTAGACAACCTGCCACTAGTGGTAAAAATAAGATTAAAATTTGTACGAATTCGCCCATCTTTGTCCAACTCCGGTAGGATTTTTTGAATATAAGTATTTTGAATTTTGCTAAGCTGCCTAACCTTAAGAATTGCACCTGGCAGTTCGTGTTCTTCAGCAAGTTGTGCTAAAACTTCAGCATCAGTTGAAATTGCACCAGTGCCAGTTTTCTTGCCAGTTGGTTCTAAGCCCAAGTAGTCAAACAGCACTTCTCGCAACTGCATTACACTATTAGGATTAAATATTTTACCACTAGCTTGTTCAAATTGTTTAACTGCATCAAAACCAAATACTACTTCTTTGGCATTTTGAATTTGTTCATCTAAGTATATGTTAGCTCTAGCCATTCGGTCTTTGCAAATAGGAATGCCTACTTCTTCCATATCCATTAAGAATAGTGTGCCATCTATTAACAAGTTTTTATAAACCCAGTTAATTTTATTATTAGCTTGAACAATAGGCCAAAACTTGTGAAATAACTCAAAAGTTACTGCTGTGTCAATTGAGGCGTATTCGCTGATAATATCAAATGGAATTAAATCATAGCTAAATTGTTCTTGCAATAATCCGTGTTGTGTGCAATAGTCACGTTTAAATTCGTCTAGCGCGCTATCATAGTCACCATAGTCTGTGTACTTTAATGCTAATTGCTTTAGACCATGGCTGTCAGTTTCGTCTAAAGCATAATGCATGACCATAGTATCATGTACCTTGTCCCTAGGAAATGTAATGTCAAGATGATATTGAATCATTTTATAGTCAAATTTCATATTATGAAAAATGGTATAAAATTCATTAGCAATCCGTTGCAGCAATTCAATACACTCCTCATCCATGCAGTCTGTGGTAATGTATCGCCCCTGTTTAGCTTTGTAGGTTAACGAGACTCCAAGCACATATCCATCACGTGGATACAGTGCAGTTGTTTCTGTGTCCCAGGCTACATAACCTTGAGCATTTGCCAAGATTTCTTGTAGGTAGGCTTTGGCTTGGTTTGTGTCATCAATACCAGCAAAATCACCAGTAGTAGGTGCAGCAACACTATCATTATAATACTTAAGAATCTTATCTACAGCTCGTTGAAAGTCAGGTTTGCCCTCGGGTTTAAACGCCAGCATAGCTGGGTTTGTAATTGGTATAAATTTTTCGTTGACCAGCTGACCAGCGTAGTTTGTTACGCTAGTAACTTTAGCATACTCTTTAGCCGCCTCAGCACCTACTAAGATAACAAGATCATACGGTTTAGGGTCGAATTCTAGTGTAACGTCTTTTTTCAATAATTTTGTAATCGGCACCTGACTCATGTGAAAATGTTCAAACTCAAAAGGAAAGTATTCCCTATAGTTTGTACGATTTGGTGCTTTATCAATTAGGGCAACTCGTTTCATTAATTCTCCAGTAATACTTTATTATAGCGTATTTGGCTAGTAAAGTCAAGTTATTTTTTAATATATTCCGCAATGCTTTGTACATCAAGCTGATCTAAATCACCAGGATCTGTTCCGTCAGGCAATTTAACAATTTCTACTATAAATTCTAGTTCTTCAAGCGTTGTTTTTAAAGTTTGTGCTGCTTTTTCTCCAGCACTATCTCCATCAAATAATATGTATATATGTGTAACACCTTGTACTTTATAAGGAAATAGTTTTAGTTTTGTGTCGGCTTGTAGTGTATTTGTACCAAAAGTACAGGCAACATTTTTTAAACCTTTGTCGTATAAATTTAACATATCAAATATTCCCTCTACTAACACTAAGCTTTTATGTCCGCTAGGTACTTGTGGAGGAAATAGTGGAATTTGCACTTTACTAGGATAATTAATATATCTAGGATTACCATTGCTTAAGGTATGCCTAGCTACATATACTACAGTTTTACCAGTTATATCTTTTATAGGAAATATAATTCTATCTTGTAGCTTTTCCACTTGATGCGTATAAAACGCTTCAAAATGCTTTAGTGTTTGCTGACTAATTCCACGAAAAGTTTTAGTATAAGGAGTAGCACCTGCAGGAAGTTCTAGTCCAAATGCCTGAGTTTTTAAATCTTGCAGTTTTTCTTTTAGTCGAGCTATTTTTATAGGTATAGGATTGGTAAAAACCCCATAATATTTAAATATATTGGTTTTAAATCCACAACTAAAACAATGTGCTATTCCATTTATGCGATCTACGCGAAAACTAGGATTTGTGTCCGGATGCTCTGGATTTAAACATTTGATTAAGTAATCGCGACCGGACACCTGGAATTGCAATCCGTTTTTTTGAATCAAGTCTAAAACGGGATCCATCTCTATGCATTCCAAGGTAAATCAGTTGCGAGTTCTTGTGTTTGATTATCTTTTTTGCCCCCTGTTTTCTTAACAGGTTCTTTTTTAGATGGTTGATCAATACTTTGGGGGGATATTCTGAGTGTATCCCAATCAATAGGGCAAGTAAATGCCATCTCTTTTCCCCCACGAATCTTTGTTGTTTCAAAACTAATTGCTTGTGCGTCTTTTTCATGTGCTTCCATTACCAGTGCTATATCTGCTGCGTCTAGGATACCTTTAGCAAATCTTGCCTCACCGCTAGCGTCAATTTGATAAGGGCTTACTATTACTACTTCATACTTTCTAGCTAAATTCTTTAGTTTCTTTGAAACCTCAGTTTGAGGTTGCCAGTCATACTGACTATTGCCTTCTATAACAATCTGATTAATATAGTCTACTACAACGACGGCTAGTTTATCACCAAATTTTGCTTTAGTTTTACCAATATGCAGATCAATAGCCCCTAGGGTCAAGTCTCTGTCATCTACAATAATCATTTGATTATCTGGTTTTAGCTTAAAGTTTCTGACTAAGTTTTCTTCAAATTTAAATCTGTCACGGTGTCGCAAAAATTCATCAACTAAGCACTCTGCACCGTCAAACATTTGTGATCTAACTTTGACTACTTGTAGCAGTTCTTGATCTGTTAGTCTATTTTGCTTTAGATTTTGTAAATTTACATTGGCTAAGATTGCCAGATTTCGTTGCATAGTCTCGTAAGCAGTCATTTCAATAGAAAAGTAAAGACTGCTATTTCCAGCCTGATACTGATTAACAAAAATATTGCTACTAGTAATACTTTTGCCACTACCTCTTTTACCCCCGATAAGGATAAGTTCTTGCCTAGCCACACCGCCAAGCACAGCATCAAAAGTATTATTAAGTCCAAGATATACACGTTCTTTTTCCAAATCTTCTGGATGTTGAAACATTAACATATCAGCCATTGTAAACACTTTTTCGCTGGTATGTGTTTTTTCTTCAATTGTAAGTGCAATTGTAGCTAAATTTTCTTTTATTTCATTGGAGTCGTAAAGCGGCAGTTTATCCACAAATTTATCCAGTAGTTTTACTGTTTCATTTTGTGTATAGCTATCAATAAGTGCATCAAGTGCTATTTCTGCACTTACATCTGGAATTTCAGTTAGCTTTAGCGTTGCTAGAGTTTTTGCTGCCGGACCTTCTCGCAGTGTAAGTTCTAAGTCATCAAAATTTGGTATAGCATTGTATTTTTCATAATGCTTGTTGATAACACTATACAAGGACGAGTAAGCCGGATCTAAAAACACTAGCTTCAATTTAGCCCAAATATCTAGGCTTTGCTCTTGAAGCAATTTGTTTAAGACTACGGCTGAAACATCCATGTTAACCTACCTTAGATTCATTATCTATAAATACCTGGTCTACAATTTCTGTTACTTTGTAAATAATTTGATCACGCAAGCGTTTAATATCTTGCTGATATGTACTGCCACGATCAAATAATAAACTTAACTGCTCATGTGTAATAAGCTGTTGTAAACCAAAATAAATATGATCATAGGCCATTGTAGACTCAGGCATTACTTCTACTTGAGCTAAACGACCATAGTTATGAACTGCTTGCTTTACTACTTCTTCAACAGTAAACGACTCAGAGTCGTGATAGGTAATTGTAACTTTCATTTACTGGTTTCCAAAGTAAAAAAGGCTGGGAGCCTATAAAAACTCCCAGCCTTATTGCTTGATAACTATTAAGCAGCAGCTTTAGCTTCTGCTTTGGCTTTTTTATCGGCGCCTTTATAGTCAGCAACATTGATGCCGCGACGGGTAAGCAGGGTACGAAGACCGCGCTCTGTTTTATCAACTGCAGATGCAATCTCAGCAACAGTCATGCTAGCAATACGCTCGCCAAGTGCTACAATAGGATCAACCTGATCTTTAGCATGGGATTCACGTTGTGCAGGAATTTTTGCAATTTGACCTTTGCGGGTAAGACTAAGTGCTTTACCACGAACTGAGGCAACAGTTTTACCAAGTGCTTGAGCAATATCTTCGATATATTGACCGCGCTCAGCCATTTGCACAAACTTTACTTCTTCTGCTTCTGTGTAAGTACGAGCAACTTCTACTTTTTCAGCAGGCTTTACTGAACCAGTTAGCTCAAGAGCTAGAAGTTTGCCTTGAATTTGTTTAGCAGTAAATTTTCCAGCAGCAAATGTTTCAGCAATTTGCTTATAGGTAAAAGAACCAGGATTGCTGGTAACAAAGTTAAATAGTGCGTGGCTTTCATCTTCGCTAAATGCGCTGACTTTTTCTTTAGCCATACTAGAAACGTCGTGATCTAGTTGACGCAGCTTAGCTGCTACACTACGGGTAGAAACTTCTAGTGCTTCGGCAGCAGCTTCTACTTTTGCAACTGATACAGGGGACTCGTGTCCTACAATTTGTAGTAGTTGGGCAACTGCTTCGTCAGACCATTTCTTAATTTTTTCAGTCATATTTTTTCTCGTTTAAAAAGTGTAATAAGTTTTGGATAATTGTAATACCGAGTTGATCGGCTTTAGTACGTTTTGAACTGCCTTTGTTATCTTCATCAACTAAATAATCAGTTGTTTTTGTTACTGATTCAGTAACTTTAAATCCAGCTAATTCTAGTGCCTTAGTAGCTTCCGACTTGGTTTTAAATGAAGTTAGTTTACCAGTTATGCAAACGCTTTTACCTGTTACATTGGCTACTGGTTTATTATCTACTGTGAAAGAGAATGGCAAGAACTCCCTCATTTCTTGAAAATCTGTCTCTAGCCAAGAGATTAGATTATTAGTAACTTTTTCTCCTAGACCTGCTTGGCGACACCGTTCTGTGGTAATTTCATCAATGCTTTGCACTAATTTGCTAATTTTTTGTGCTGCTGTATTACCCACAAGCGGAATACTAAAAGCAGGCAAGATAGTTGCTAAATCACTATTGCGAGACTTATTAATTTCATCTAATAATTTTACTGCAATTTTTTCACTACCTAAGGACTCAATAATTTCATCTAGTTCAAGATAGTAGATTTCAGTAATATCAGTTAGCTGAAGTTTCTCTAGTGTTTTAGCACCCATGCCCTTGATGCCTAATGTTTTACAAAAATGCTCTAATTTTTTATCTAGCTGTGCACTACAGGCTTGATTACGACAAAAAAGTTGATCGTTAACAAGCTCTAGGGTATAGTTGCAACATGGACAATTAGTGGGAATTTTTATCTTCATTAGGCGTTTTTCAAATTTAATAATGTATTATACAGTATTAGATAGTGTTTTGCAAGTCAAAATTTTCTATGCCTCTACTTTGTGCAATACGCATGGAATAATTTCTCCTGCTCTGATAATGGCTACAGTATCACCAATTTCCAAGCCTAGTGCTTCAATAAATCCTGGATTATTTAGTGTAGCTCGGCTTACCATTGCATCACCTACTAGTACAGGCTCAAGGATTGCCACTGGGGTTACTTTTCCACTTTTGCCTACTTGCCATTCAACATCCAATAATTTAGTTTCTACATGCTCCGCACGTTCTTTGCGAGCATAAGCACCACGAGGATGTTTACTAGTATAGCCAAGTTCTTCAAATTTTTGATTATTATTTACCCTGAAAACTACGCCATCTGTAGGATAAATTTTTTCTAAGTCAGTTTCTTGTACAGTGTTAAATCCTAGTAATTTTAGGTGAACCATATCTTTATCATAGGTATCATGAAAACTAGGATATACGCTGTATGCAAAAAAACTAATAGCTCTAGTGCTAAATTCAGTAATATCTTTAAGATTAAGACTACCTGCTGCATAGTTTCTAGCATTAGCAATATGATTTGGAGCAACAATTTCACCAGTAACTTGAATTACTTTTTTAGATAAAATAGTATGTGGAACTAGACTAGTACTGCTTAATAACTTATCAGTAATAAGTTGACCTTCTACTCCATCACCGCGAGTAAGTGCTTGCACTAGTTGGCCGTCTACATAAAGCAGGCTAATAGCGGCACCATCAAGTTTAACACTCATGGTAACGTCACCCATACCAGCTATAGGATTAGGCTTGCCCTCATCCTCATAGTGTTTTTGTAGTGAGTACATAGGATAGTAGTGTTTGCCTTTAACGCCTGCAACTTGTGCGCCTACAGCTGAATACTTTGCAGTTTCGGCTAGGCGATCAAATTGATTATCACTAATAATTGGTGTGCCAGCATAGTAGGCTTGACTTGCTAAATCTAAGTACTGTTTAATGCTCATAGTGCCTCTACAAATTCACATAAAAGTTCGTTGTGACGACCATCATGCCAGCCCTCAATTTCATCTAGTTCATACCACCATTCTTCGCTTTCTGGATGACAACCAATTAAACCTATTCGATTTTGATAAATTGCCATTGGATCGCCATTGCCGTAGGTGGCAACAATATCAGTAAATGATAAATTGCCAACAAAAGCACAACCATCATAGAAATACATATCTTCTTCTTGACTGTTCCAGTTTACACGAGCAACGGTAGGTCCATCAGTAGTTACATCTGCATCTAGTTGTGAAATGTACTGTACTGGCTCAATACCATGAAGAATGTCAAAGTAGTAACTACCGGCCCAGTATGCGCCCATACAAATGCCTAAATATCTGCCACCATCACTAACAAAGTTTCTAACTGCATCAACGTGATCTGTATCAAAGATCTCGTCAAATTGGTCACTATCGCCAATGCCACCAGGAAAAGCTAAGATGTCTATGTTTGACAAAAATTTAGGGTTAAGGTCTTCAATGCCAAATAATTTTACCTCAAACTTATGTTCTAGTGCAGCTTCCATAGCTAGTGCACACTCAACTTCGCACACAGGATCATGAACAAAAATAGCAAGGATTTCTTTCATCATAATACTTCCTCAGTAAATATAATATATTATAGCAGTTTAAACTAATAAAATCAAGTAGATTTTTCTAGTAACTGACGAGCATAACTTTCAATAATTTCATGTCCTTCGGCGGTACTACAAATATCAAATAATCCGTCTAGCAAACTATAGATATTTTGTAGTGAAGCAGGAATACTTACTCCTTCTCGGCTAGGAATCCAGTCACCTTCATAGCTTAAAAAGTATTTTCTTAGTTGTAAGTAAGTAACATCCTTGAAATCATTAACTACTAGTTTAATCTGAAAACCTTTATCTAGATTTTCTTCAATTAATTTTTCGTATAGTATATTTGAATCCATTAAACTTTAATTCCTAGTTCACGCAGGTGATTAAGACTAGCTAATTCACAAGCAGGTTGATACGCACTTTGTAACCAACGTTCACTCAGCAACCATACTCTGTAAATCCAACCATACTCTGGATGTGTTTGTTCTGCTTGTATTTTACACATAGAATCGTATCTAGCACTATATACCACTTCGCCTACAGCAAATTTATCCTGCATTGCACCTTCAGGAATTAGCTCTGGCTTAAAGTAATCTGGTGAACTTTTACGAACAGGTACACTATACCGCTCTAGGACTTGCTTAATAAGCTGCGTACCGCGGTAAGTGTTTGTGCTAATTTCACTTACAGGCTCACCGCTAAGATAGCTTTGAATTATAAACTGTACTTCATCTAGGGTAACTGGTTTACCGCGCTTTTCAGCTCTGCGTTTAGCAGTTTTTTCCTTACGGTCTTTGTGCGTTTGAATGATCTGATCAAGCCTGGTAGTATTATAGCTCATGCCCAAGATTTGACAAGCATCTTTTTTTGTAATAGCTTTAACGCCCTGCTCTTTGGGTTCAAGCAAGCTAATAACACGCTCAATATTGACGTCAGTCATGCGTTCTTGTTCAAGTTCAGTACGTTTACGAGCCATAATTACTCCACAAATAAGAAAAGGCAGCACTAGGCCGCCTATTTTTATACCTTGAGTACACTCAAAAAGTAGACTGCTGCTTTACCAGTCAGTTTGCTTAAAATGTCCTCATCTACTGGACCGCCTTTAGCTTCAATTGCGGCTTTAAGGTCAGCAATTGAGGACTCTTTTGATACACGCTTAGGTGCATCACCAGCAGCTTTTTTATCACCACTAGGTTTAGTGGCTGTAGCATCTTTTTTAACATAAACGCCTGCTTGAACCAAAACCATACGAACACCGTTAGGTGAAGCTTCGATTTCTTCGGCAATGTCTTTGATAATTTCAGTACTAGACTCAGGCGTTGGTTCTGCGTCCTGATACATTTTAATTACGTTAGCTTTAAGCTCGTCATTCCATTGTGTCATTATATTTCCTTAAATAAGTTCGGCAATTACATTAGTCATTTTACTAGGAGTAAACTGACGATAGTTATGTTTTAAATCATGTTTTGCAACAAGTTGCATCAGCTCTTCGTGATGGCGATTTTTTAATTCGCGCATTTCACGAGTAAACTGTTCAAATTCCACTTCAGGCAACTCACTAACATCAATACCAGCCACAAGTTGTGTTGGTTCCTGTGTAACTACTAGTGCACGTTCGCTAGTATCACCATTGGCTTTTGTGTACATAAATTGCATAAATTTCATTTATATTCCTTTATTGCGATAGAAATAATATTATAGCAACAATCAACGCAAAGTTCAAGTTTATTTTTCTCTGACCGCTTTAGTAATGCCTAAGAATGCACCTGCAAAAAGCGGCGGAAATACCAGTATCCAAATTACTAGCGGGGCTAGTACTGTGTTTACTATAAAGAAAATAAATAAACTTAATAGCGGCGATCTAGTAAAATCATTATCTATGCCATCTTTTCTAGCGTGTGCAATAATAGGCCAAAAAAGTTCGTAGATAAGTGTTAGGGATGTTGCTAGGCAAAATATTAAGTATAGCTCAAATGCCCCCATGCAGTCTGTCTCCTAACTTAAAGCTGACTTTTAAGTCGCCTAAAGTTTTAGGGTCAAAATTAGAACGTAAACTTGCTAGAGTTTGATCAGCTATTTTTTGATTTGAACTAAAAATGTCGTGTGGACAGCTACCGCACACCTGTTTAATCAACTGAGCAGTTTTAATTTTAGTTTTATTCCATATAGTAGCTTTAGGAGTTTTTCGGCGATAAGTAATGTTTTTTATTGCCAACTCAATTTGTTTTGCATTGCCAGGATTTTTTTGTAATGCACGCAACAATTTGCGTTCACGATTAGCTTTCCAAGTTTGTTTACTTTTGTAAAGATCGTATTGCGTTTGTTTGCCTTTACTAGACGATTTCGCCATATTTGTATAATCCAGTTATTATGTAATAGTCGCCGCTGGTTTGTTTTGTAATTTTAACACAACCAGCTTTTTCTAGATACTCTAAAAAGTTAAATGCGTTAGTATAAGTATTTAAATTAATACCATATTTTGATAACAACTTATTAACTTTGTGTAAGTAGTCAAGAGTTATATTTTGACTACTTGTACCTAGTTCAAACAATAATTCCTTAATAGGATTATCAATCGTTGAATACAATAGATTCTTCGTAGTTGTCATCTTCTGCATTAACTTTTAATTCTTCGGCTTCTTCAATTTGCTGATTAATGTCATAGCAACGCTGAAGTGCATCAATTAATGCTGGAATTGATTCGGTATCAATAGGAACACTGCGTTCACAACCATCAAAAATTACTACTTCATTAATACCGCCAGGATTGCTACCAAATTCTACGCCATAATAAAAGCAAAAATCTGGTTCACTATCGGTGCTAAACATACCGTCATCATCTAGTACTGTGTCCCTGTCTTGTGATCCAAAATAAATCTTCATGTATGTGATCCTTTTTAAAAATAATTTCCGAGAACAAATATTATAGCAAATTCAATGATAATTTTCAAGAAAATAATTTTTGTGGTGGCAGGGATACTAGGATTCGAACCTAGAATAACGGAATCAAAATCCGTGGTGTTACCATTACACTATATCCCAACTACTTGGCTCCCCAGCGTGGGATCGAACCACGGACCAACAGATTAACAGTCTGCTGCTCTACCGCTGAGCTACTAGGGAATTTTGATGGGCCCAACAGGACTTGAACCTGTGACCAATCGATTATGAGTCGACTGCTCTGACCAACTGAGCTATAGGCCCAGAATAAAAAGTCCCTGGCAGTGCTCAAAAGCACACATCCAGGGACACAAACTTAATCGTCGTTGCCGTCGTCTAGCTCTACAAATACATCTACTAGAATATCGCGGTATGGTTGCACAACCATGTGTAAGTCTAGTAAGTATGTGTCTAAGTGACAGTTGCGTAGTAATTGAGCATGGTACATAAATTGACCGTATGCTTCTAAGTCTTGATTAATGTTTTGATTGGCATAATCTTCAATAGCTTGTGCAACCATTTCTAGCATAGGCTCTGGCATTGAGGACTTGCTAGCAATTCTAACCAGTTTTAGTGCTTTGCCTTCACGATCTCGCATAATTTGATTGCGCTTAGCTTCTGCCCAAGTTTGGCCGCCGTCGCCGCCCCACATATCCCAGGCTACTCTGCCCTTACTAGGAAAACCTTCTTCACCACTGTTAAATCCAGTTGCCTGTTTATCTACTTCGTGTCTGCTAAAAAAGCTGTGCATTCGTAACACAACACTAGCGCTTAGTGGCTCGCGGTTTTTAAGTTGATTAGCACGGGCTAGGCCTACTAGTGTGCCTCCTGGTTTGCCTTCTTCATGCCAAGCAAGTGCACGTTTAGCAGCACTAGCCATGCCGCTGGTGGGTGTATAAGTTTCTGCCATTGTAACCTCTATGGATTAGCTAGGAAAAATGCAAAAGCAAATCCCAGCGGTGTCATTGATCGTAATTCTTTAGTCCGTTCCGATTTGCCGCCTAGTTTCATTATCCACGAATTAGGGTCAGGCTCAACCGGAGACTTAGGCAAGTCGCGGTTAAACTTGCCCCACAATCCAGTTTTCTTGGTGTATGGATCACCAAACCAGTATGGCTGAAAATACCAAGGTTCGCCTAATTCAGGACGCAGTTTTTGCAGTCTGCCAACTGGATTTTCTAATGCCCAAAATTCTGGGTTATAGTAGTCTACCATTCGCAAAACTTTGTCTACTAGCTTTAGGCTTTGATCAGTTCTGCCGTCTAAATCTTTTTGTTTCCAGTATTGTGCGCCACTACCAGCAAAGTCTGTACAAGGCGGAGCAGCTAAAATACCGTGTATTTCTTTAGGCAAATCTTCAGGTTGTAGTGTTAATATATCAATATCATGTTTAATATCTACTTGTAGTACATTATAACCTGATTCACGATAATATTTAGGCCAATTACCGCTATAATCAAATAATGATAGTATCGTCTTCTTTGTTGACACTTTTTGCTTCCTTAGCTTTAGCTTCACAAAGTGCTTCTACACGATTACTTACTTCTTCACTATGTAACCACAAATCTTTGTTTTCCAGCAAACTATCAATCTCCTTACTAGTAAGAAAATCTTTGTAGATATACTGTAAAAATTGTTTAGACCATTCACGCTCAAACACAGCCTGATCGTAAATTTCTCCGCCTTTGCCAAAGATTCCGCCGCTGTAGTTGTGAAACATAAATAAACTATGTGGAGTCACTTCAAATACATCAGCACATAAGAAGATCATAGTAGCTGCACTCATGCAACTGCCTTCAACACTACACACAATAGTAGCCGGTGATTCACTTAACACACGCATAAATTGTAGTGCAGTGTTTAGATCGCCACCACTGCTATTAATATAAATTTTTACTACGTCTTGATCACTAGCGTTGCGAATAGTATTAAACCACTCAATGTAGTCTTCAGGACCAGTAATTAAACCACTTAGGTAAAATTCGTAAAGTGCACTAGTACATTTACGAAACCCACGACTAATACCTGTATCAAGGATAAAGTCATCATCTGTTGCGTTTTTAGTCATAGGAGTATTGTATAAAAAAGCCCCCCTTGGTTACAAGGCGGGGGCATACCTTGGCACTAGCTTAAGCGGCTAGTGCAAATACCTCATCGTTGGCATTTATATAGTTTGCTTCTTTTGCGGAGATCGCCTACCGAGTTGTCCACTCACATACTTATCACACTGTCGAAACCATGACTGGCCCATCAGAAGCACACAATAATCCCCGCTAGAGCCCTCAGAGGTTTCTTTCATCTAGGACAACTATATGTGCTTCTGGTGGACCAGGTGGGAGTCGAACCCACGTCCAGCGCGCCTTTCGGCTTGCTTCATACAACCATACAAAAGCCTAGATAAACTAGGCTTTTGTATGGTTCCCCTTGGCAGGATTGAACTGCCAAGGAGCTACCCGTTTACAACTGTTTGCTGTAAACCAAATCTTCAAACATTTTTTGCAAAACTTCAAACTTAACTTGATACATAGTAAACAAGCCTAGCAGTAAATTCTGCATTTCGTCTTCGGTTGTATCACGCAAGTCTTGGAGATAGTAGATGGTTTTAATATCATCTACTACACCCCAGCAATCCATCATTTGTTGCTCAAAATCAAAGCGGTTTGTTTTTTGCATATTTGTGTTTTGTTGAAATTTCCCATAGAATAAGTATTATACCCTAATCATTAGCAAATTTCAAGTTGAAAATTTTTGTCTATTTGCAGTTTGGTAATTCGCAGATTTTTGTAATTAGGTGACTACGATCCGCTAAAAATGCGCGGTAACTTTGACCGCCATTTTTAACAAAACTAGTTGCAGATTCAATTAAGTCGTCTACGGATTCTACTGCACTTGCAATTGCAGTAGTTTGTGTAGGATTTAAAGCAGAAATATCGTGATTAAACATTTTGGTAAAGATTAAGGTTGAGTAACGTAATTAATTGTGCCTACTAAATGGGCAGTGGCTTGTTGTAACTCATGTTACATTCCATTCAATTCCATTGTATATAAGGCCAATGGAGCCCCAAGGCGAATCAATTATATAATTTGCTGCACCATCAATGGTACTAGCAGTTGCCACTACAGTAATTGGGTTTGTCAGTGCATCGCCCACACTATCCTTGATAATAAATATTTTGCCTAGTGTACCCGCCGGTAGTGTAATTGTAGTTGCGCCATTAAAGATTACTCCAATAAAGTAGTCAGTATTAGTAGCCAGATAAGTTGCACTATCTACTAAGGTAACCGGCAAGTTTGCCAACGACCCAGGGGGACCCTGTGGTCCAGGCGGGCCTGGCGGGCCTTCGGGTCCAGCAGGTCCAGGTGGTCCTGGCGAGCCTGGTGGACTATACCTAATAAATAAATCATGGTCGGGAAAAGGCGGCGGACACCAACCCGGAACTATTGAAGGTGGCGGGGCTATGTAGGGAACCATAGGAAAACCAAAAGGCATTCCTTGTCGTTGTTGTTGCTGTTGAGCCATTCTGTAATCCCTATAAAAAAGCCCCCACAGCTTTTGGCTTTGGGGGCTGTATACCTAATTCAGGATTACCGAATACTTGTATTTGTGTTAACTGGGCTGGCGGTAAGTGTTCCGCTACCAACGTTAATTGCGCCATTTGTAATGTTTTGACCAAGCCCATAAATCAAGCTTGCCAAGTGATTGTACTGTTGTTGTTGTTGTTGCTGTTGCTGCATCTGGTTAATGTTATTGGTATTATTAAGTGTAATACCTGCTGTAGCTGATTGTAAACGGTTATCGCCGCGCAGTTCAATAATTTCTGCATTAGCGTCTGTAAGTTGACGATTAAGTGTGGCTTCGTATTGTGCAGTAATTAGTGCGCGTGTTTTATCGCCGTCATTTTGAACAACTTGTTGGGTCTGATTAAAACCTTGTAACAAGTTTGTGTTAACTGTGTTAAGTTGTTGCATTAGCGCAACTGAATTAGCATTAACAGCGTCTCTAACACCATCAATACGATTTACTAATGAGCCTGTTGTAGCATTAAACTGATTGGTAAGACCAATAGTTTGTTGAGCTTGACTAGCTTCCATTGCAGCGGTACTAACAGCTACTGCTTTATCAACTTGGCCAATGCTTTGCATTAATGACATATTTGCAGCTACTTGTTCTGGAGGACTACGAAGAACTGCACCTCCTGCGCCACCATCACCGCCGTTGCCAAATAATCCGCCATTGCCATTACGCAATAGTGTGCCTAAAATAAGACCACCAATAAGTCCACCACCACTGCCAAAACCTAGTCCGCCATCGCCGCCGCCGGCCATCATCATGCCACTTGGATTTAGAATTTCTGCCATAATATTCCCCTTGTTATTATTATTTTTAGGGTTTAAAATAGCAAGTAATACTGGCAAGTATTACCCGCCTGTTAGCTAACTTTTTTAGTCAACTTTATTTTTATAACTTTTAATATTATACGTTACCAAGCACTAAAAGTCAATGTAGTAGTTTTTGCAGCAAAAATTACAGTTTTATTTCTATGCTACAAAACTTGTCACATTACTAGTGTGCAATTTGAACGGACAAAATAAAAGCGGCAAGGGGTTAGCTTGCCGCTCTATATTACTCTACTAAAAAGTATTCGTCTTTATGGCACCCACATTCAGGACACAAATAAAACTGTGGTAACTCGTCCCACTTGCCGTCTACTGCTTCGTCATGCACATTGCCACAAACTTCACATTCATATTTATTCATTGTGTGTTCTCAATAGCTGTTACGAAAATCCATGCCGCGCTGGTAACGTTCCCAGTTACGCATACGAGACTCTAGTTCCATAATGTCTTTAGGGTCACAATCACGGATATAATCGTCAAGATCATAAGGTTTAAATAGTTGCTGTAGGTTACGCCACAATTCACTTAGCATTGTTGACAAACCCATATAGTTTTTGTGCCTCGCTGACTACATCTTCAAAAGTATACATTTTAGGCATGTACTTTTGGTAATCTTGTTGAATAGCTTGGCCTGTTTTAATCAGTTGTGAAAAACTTTCTTTAGCAAAGTCGCAGTTGATTTCATGTTGACGCTTTAGATGATCTGTGGCCATCTCCAGCAATTTTGTACGTAATTCAAATGGATTCATAAAAATCTCCGTGTGTTGTGTGTGCAAATAATTAAGGCTTATTCGCTTTTGCCTAGGCGACCCATGTCGCCGTCGTGTTGAACGTGTTGGTTACGATCAACAATGTTGACCTGCATAGTTTCTGCACCGCCAGGTGTAACATCACTGGAGTCTCGCCCTGTTTTAGGGTCAGGCGGCATTTCTGGCATATCTTCTGCATATGCCTCTACTTGTTGAACTACTTTCATTTTATTTCCTATTAGTCTAAATTAGAAATTTTAGTTAGTGTACTTAATTTATGGCCTACAATGGTATCAGTAGGCTTATAACCAGTGCCATCTTTAGCATAAACTCTGATAAGTGCGCCAGGATCTTCTGGAGTACCAGTAATTTTAAAACTACTATTAGGTACCGGCTCACTTCCACTAGTAATTACTTTAGTAATTTTACCGCGTGCTGTACCGCCACTGCTGTTCCAACTTACGCTATCGCCGCGTTTTAACTTGCTGGCTTTTTCAATAAATCTATCTAGTGCAACAATATACTCATGTAATTTTTGTGTATATAAATCCATAGTACTTATCACCTTGGATATTTAGGATACATACCTTTACAAGCAGCACACTGACAAGTTGCATCGTGATAGGGGTTTGTAGGTTGTACCGGTTTAACTGGTTGTACTGGTGTCATATTTTTTCCTTCTGGTATTGGACCATGAGGCCCTGGTTCACTAATATTAATAGCAATTGCACCTGCTTTGCATTTAGCTAGTGTATCAAACACGCAGTCGCCATGCTCACCGTACTTGTACTTACCATTACTACATTTTATACAAGGCATAGTTGCTGTCCTTAAGTGTGATCTATAATTTTAATTGGTGTAGCACTAATAGCACTGCAACATATTTCACAGGGCTTGGCTAGGGTAGGATTGCCACTAGCATCATATCTAGTAACAAATATACGGTGTGCACGTGCAATGTCTTGACAACGAGTAATGGCTGCAATTTCTGCGTGTAGGTAAATATGGTGTTCTTTGCCAACGCGTTTAGCGTGCCGAGCTTGAACAGGATGCGACTTTATGTAGCTATTCTGTCCAATACTAAGCACGCGCCCACGTTTGTCGTATATAACGGCTGTTACTTGTTGTCGTTTACTGCTCATAGTCTTTTTAGTGGCAGAGAGTGTGGGATTCGAACCCACGGTACACATCTCTGCATACGACGGTTTAGCAAACCGCTGCCTTCGGCCACTCAGCCAACTCTCTATTTTAATAGGTCTTGTAGTCTAACAATAACCATTCTACTAGTTATTTTTTTACTGCATTCAAAATGTCTAGGTGTATCTTTATGCTCTGGACACCATAACCAATCTCCACGATCAAATATGTGTCTGTTATAACATCCAGTGCAAGTATTTTTAGGAGCTTTAATTCGTTTGCAATTACTTTGCATTTCAGTTATAGGATTACTAAATCCACTAATTAAAATCATAGGTGTATTTGTTGCCCAAGCTAACCAGCTCAACCCACTACCAATTCCAATAAATGCTGCTGAATGTCTAAGTTCCTCTATAGCTATTTCAATGTTACCATTAGACTCTACTGGAATAATGCCTTTGGGTATATAATTACCCATAAATCCGTTTTGTTCTTTGCCTAATAATTTAACCTCATACCCTTGTTTATTTAACCAATCAACAACTTCTTGCCAGCCTGTAGAGTTATTCCAAAATTTGGCTTGAGCAGTACTAAATATACTAATACAAACCTGTTTTTTAGGCTGTGGTCTGGGTCGTTCGTCTATTAGAGGCCGTATTTCTTTAAAAGGCAGTCCTAGTATATCACTAGCAATTTGTTGATGTGGCACACCTAAAAAAGTATCCCTGTGATAGTCTGGATTAAATCCGGTGCTGGTTTTATTATAGTAAACGCCTATTTTATATTTAGCAAATACAGCAGGACCTTCTTGTACTGCTCCTGAGTCGGTGATATGTAAATTAGGATAATATTCTTTTTTAAACAAATTGTCGCTATAAACTGCGCCATAACTTCCAGCATATACTATACAATTGTGCTTTTTTCTAAACTCTTCCATATAAGGAAACCAGCCTAAATTATCGCCTAATGATCCGCTATCTATTTCAATTACTACATTTTTATTTTCAAGATTAAGCTTATATTCCCAGAATAATATTCCAGCTTTATGTATAGTAATATGCCAATTTACAAAGTATTGTACACTACATTTACACCAACTATTGCCATCAATAGTTGTTGTATAATAAGTTTCGCCAGTATCAGCATCATCAAAATTAACAGTATATTCAGCATTTGTTAAACTTTCTAATTTAACAAATGCACCGCTAATAAAATTATAGCTAATTAATACGTCTTCTACAGTTTCATATTGCATTTTTTACCAATAATATATATGAGGTTTGTGCCCTACTCCGGGTGGGTCACATTCTTCTAAATCTGCTTGTTTAAGTACTTCGTGTTCCCACACTCTGCCAGCACGACGTTGTGGACGATTCATGGTTAGTCTAGTCCACCAACTTGGTGATGCGCTATACCAATGCCATTCGCAATCAATTTCTCGTTTCTTTTTAGTTTTTACGCCTGGAAGTTTAATATAACGAATACTGTAACTGTTATCACTAGTAATTTTTAATGAGTCAAAGTCCCAGCATGTTTCAGGAAACTTAAGTTTCCAGTGTCTGTCTTTTAATGTCCTACTCATTTAAATACATTCCTATTATTGTTTTGTTAACCACCAATAATGACTAAGATTTCTCATTTGTGTTGCATAGTCTGCTTCTTTGGGAGGTTCTGTATCAGACTCGCCCCAACGATCGCCGTAAAAATCTTTTACTATACTAGTAAAAGGCAAATAATTTTCTGCTAGTTTGTTGTGGTAATTTCCTAAGTAAGGAATTTTTTTATTATTCCACTTAAAAAATTCTTTAAGACTATCTCCTGCAATAACTTGAATGCAAGGTTCTGGAAAGTTATATCTAGGACACCAAAAGGTAGTCCAGCCTTCAGTTAAACCATTTATGTATTCACTCATACGATCACTAATAACAAAACTGTCTGATTCAATATGAACAATTTTATTAAATCCGTATGTTTCAGCATAAGTTGCTGAATACATAAAACTTCTAAACCATCCAGGATAACAACTAATACTTTGACGCCCTAAACGTTTATCAAACGTATAAATTGTTGGTTTATTACTACAAATTGTAGGTAGCGGCCCTTCTTTTACTATAGCTACATCTTTCCAATCTGGAATAACTGGGCTAGCATCATCAATAATTAATAGGTGTTCATAGTAAACTTTACCAGTTTTAATACTGTATACCCATATACCGTATTTTTTATTCCAAGTTTCTAAGTCTGGAGAATATCCAGTACAAAACAGTAATGTATTCATGTTTATAATTTTTATTTATACCAAAATCCAAGTCTAGTGCCGCAGGCATTTTTTATAAATTTAGTGCCTGCGGGTTGATTAGTTTGTTTATCTTTCCATACTGGCCAAATTGTGTTACCACTATGACCAGAAAAGTCATCATTATATCTTAAGTGTGCTTCAATAATCTTGTTGTCAATTAACTCAATATTTAACCACTTGCTAGCGTTGGCTATTTGTTGTAGGCATTCTGGTAACTTATAAGGGTATTTAATCTTTTGCCAACTATAAAATTTATTTAAGGAACCAGCAAATTTTATGCCTTCTGCAGTTAAACCTTGTTGACCAAAACTATAGTCAATAGTAATATGTCTGCCATTAAACCATTCACACCAAAAATATCCATCAGGAATATTATCTAGCTCTGGCACTAACCAGGTTTTATATGCTCCTATGCCCATCATTCGACAATTAGTAATTGGTCGTACTACGTACCAATTTGCTTTAGACACACAGACTCCTGCAGGACCTGCACTATACCCTAACTTTTTTGCTAGGATTAGTTTATCATAAATCCATAAATGCTCTACAGGACAACTAGTCCAAACATCACTGTCGTTAATTAGTTCCATAAAATGCTTTATTAGTAGCGGCCTAAGGGTTTAACCGCCGTGTCTGGATGTGCCGCGAACTAATTGTTCGACCAGATTTTCCCTTGATCAAGGGGCATATTTAAATTATACTACAATTAGCAAGCAAAATCAAGTGCAAATTCGTGGCTGGCTAAGTTCTTTTCCTTAGACTCGCACATAATGTCAAAACGTGGTAAAAAACTGCTGGCCCAAGCACTAACAGCTTTATTCCAATAATAGTCGCTATGAGCCCGTAACTTGGCACTGGTAAATCCTTGTAGTTTTAGTTCTTTAAGATCAGGTAATGTGTTTGGGTCGTGGTCTACTAACACATCTTCACGACTAACGCTGTAGTGTAAGGTAGGCCTGACTCCGCGCCAGCTTTCTAAAACTTGCTCTAGCTTAGGGTCATTGCAATCCAAATACTCACCAGTGTTAATCCAGTGATGATGAATGTCCACAACAAGAGCACAAGTATCCACAAGCTCAAGACTGGCATCAAGGCCCCACGTAAATTCTGCATTTTCAATAGTTAATGTATTGCGCGCTTCACGACTAAGTTTGCGCACAGTTTGTTTAATTCCAGCAGGGCCTAGTTTGCCGCCAATATGCACATTGCATTTAAAGTCTTGAAATTGTTGGCCGTATCCCATGTAACGGATTATGTCACAGTGATACTCAAACTCTTGAATTGAATTCTCCACTACACCAGGATTTTCACTAGCCAGCACACAAAATTGACCTGGATGAAATGAAATCTTAATATCGTGTTTGCGTGCTAAGTCACCTACTTTAGCAAACCCAGTGCTGAGTAGGTTAACCATGTCTTGATCAAAATATGCCCACATCCAGTCTGGGTGAGTATATGCTGGTAGCAGATCACTGCTTAATCTAAACATACGCAAGTGTTTAGGACTGGCGGCAACCCACACAAGCTGACGTTGTAGTGCTTGAATATTTTGTTCAGCAATTTCATACAGTCTAGCAATAGCCACATCTTTAGTTTGCTTGTTAAGCCAAGTAAGTGTAGTAGTTTTAGTATTTAGGCTAGGATTAGCTTTGCCATGTGATTCTTGAATTTTGCAAGCAAAACCTACGCGTCGTATTGTTTGATCAAACACTATAAGTATCCATTATTTTAATGCTGCCGCCAGACAACTTTAGTTGACGTTCAAAGTCGTCGTAAATATCTTCTATAAACGCTGACGTACCATAGCAGTCTTTATAGCAAACATAAAGACTGCCACTATAACCAGAAAATTCCCAACGGTCTGTGAACTCTTCTGTGTATTGATTGCCGCTGTTTAGTTTCCATTGACTAATGCCCCAGGTAGCCAAAACTTTTTCAATTTTTTCGCCTGCGGCACTTGTAATTTCAACAACAATCCAGCCTTGAGGTGTGTATGTCATTTTACTTTTCTCTTGTATTCACGAATTGCATCAGCATCTAGACTTGCATAGGCACGAAATTTATCTTTGCCATGTTCATCATAGCACTTTGCAGCTAGTTTATATAGTGACTCTACTGCTTCTAAACCTAGTGGTTCATAGCGGCTTGTATATGCGTTGAGCAAAAAATCGCGGGTATAACCTGCCATAAGATTCTCCAATTGAATGAATATTATAGCAAATTATACCCGCTGTGTCAAGATTAAATTTAGTTAATCTTGATTAGTTTTGGTTTTTTGTTTTCTGGAATTACTTGTAGAATTAGTACTTTAAGAATACCATCTTCTAAATTAGCATCTTTTATTACTAAATCATTGTGCAGCGTAAATTGTCGCTGAAATCCACGACTGCCTAGTCCATGATAGATATACTGAGTAGTGTTTGTTTTGTCTTCACGTTTAATACCACGAATACTAAGTACATCATTTTCTAGTTCAATAGTAATTTCATCGCGTTTAAAACCAGCTACTGCCATTTCAATAATGTAGTCATTTTCGCCAAATTTAATTACATTATATGGAGGATAGTTAGTGTTTAGCTGATTTGCATGGCGTGTTTCAAAAGCATTAAAAAAATCATCAA